AACTCCCGCGTCGGGCGCGGCAGGATCCGGGGATCACGAGGCGGGCTGAAACAATCGAGCGCGTCGGGCGTGACTTGGCGGATTTCCCGGGCGGCGATGATATCTTCGGGCTTCCAGCGCGCCAGCGCGGGTAGCATGTGGGCGGGATAGCCGTCGTAATGGACGTAAACATGCGCCCATTCCTCGGGGCCGATCTGGATGGCGATCTGCGCGCGGGTGCTCATGGTGCCACCTCAGATCAGCTGCAGGTCGACCAGCACGGCGCAGGCGGCGGCCAATTGTGCTGTCGGCACGTCGATCTTGATGTGCGAGAAGAGGTCCGAGCAATCAGCCCTGATCCCCGCGTCCTTCAGCGCGTCCTCGATGCTGGCGGCGACACTATTCAAGCGGCTGCGGTCCAAATGGTCGGGCAGCGTGTCGATGTCGATGCGGATGGTGGTGGTGGCCATGGTCATATTTCTGTCCTCCTTCAGCGCTTGGCAGCGGCGGCAAGGCCTGCAGCGTAGGCCTCGTTTAGGGCAGCGCGCATGGCCCAGACTGCGACATCGTGGAAATCCAGCCGGTCGCGGTTTCGGGTATCCAGCGTCTCAATGAAGAAGTGCCTGGTTGCAATGTCGAGGATCAGCGCCTCGGGCGCGGCAGCAACTGCGGGTTTGGCTTTGGTTGCCGGGGTCATGGTCTGGTCTCCGATCCGGGGGTAATTTTCTGATCACAGAGTCGCTCTAAGCGGAAGTGTAATCAACTAAATAAGACAGTTATTTTTGTTTAATTACAATATCTTGATGAAAGTTCCAGCAACATGAAAGGTATGTCTGAGCGCGAGTATTTCGCCCATTCCGGCCTGTCGCGCGGGGCCATCCAAAAGGCCCGCAAGGCCGGGCGGCTGGTGGTCTACAGCGATGGCTCGATCAATGCGGCGGCGTCCGATGTGCGCCGGGCCGAGATGACCGACCCAGACCAGCAGCGGCGCAGTACCGGCGGCGGCGATAGCAGCTTCAGCGGCCCCGCTGACAGCTCGTCCTATCTAAAAGCTCGCACCGCGTTGACGGTCTACCAGGCGCAGGAAAAGCAACTGGCTATCCAGAAGAAAAAGGGCACGTTGGTCGACCGCGCCCGCGCCGAAGCGCTGGTGTTCCGGTTGGCGCGGCAAGAACGCGACACATGGGTCACCTGGCCCAGCAGAGTGGCTGCATTGATGGCGGCCGAAATAACCGCGGAGGTGGAAAAACAATCCGGCACACCTGTGCGACCGGAGCGACCGGTGATCATTGAGGCCGCGATCCTGCAGAGGGTGCTGGAAACCCATGTCAGAAAGCACCTCGAAGCCCTCGCCGATCTCCGAGTTTCCCTCGGATAGCGATGATCTGACCGAAGACCTAGACCTTGGCTTTGACGGGGCCGAGGACATCCTGCGCAACTGGCGCCGCGGCATGCGCCCCGATCCGGACCTGACGGTGTCGGAATGGGCAGATGTGCATCGCAAGCTGTCTTCGCGGGCCTCGGCCGAACCCGGGCAATACCGTACGTCGCGGACGCCCTACCTGCGCGAGATCATGGATGCGCTGTCACCGCGCCATCCGGCGCAACGCATCAGCTTCATGAAGGCAGCACAAGTCGGCGCGACGGAGGCTGGCAATAATTGGATCGGCTTTGTTATCCATCACGCACCGGGTCCGATGCTGGCGGTGCTGCCTACTGTGGAAATGGCCAAGCGCACATCGCGGGGGCGGCTCGACCCCTTAATCTCGGAAAGCCCGGCGCTTCGCGAACGGGTGAACCCGGCTCGCTCGCGCGACGCTGGAAACTCGATGCTCTCAAAAGAGTTTCCGGGCGGCATTCTGGTACTGACTGGCGCAAACTCCGCCACCGGCCTGCGCTCGATGCCTGCGCGGTACATTTTCCTCGACGAGGTGGACGCTTATCCGGCGTCAGCCGACGAGGAAGGCGATCCGGTCACTCTGGCCGAAGCGCGGACCACCACCTTTTCGCACAGGCGTAAGGTGTTCATGGTCTCGACCCCGACCATTCGGGGCATCAGCCGCATCGAGCGCGAGTTCGAGGCATCGGACCAGCGCCGGTATTTCGTGCCCTGCCCGCATTGTGGGGCGATGCAGTGGCTGCAGTTTGAGAGGCTGCGCTGGGACAAAGGACGGCCAGACACCGCCGCATACCATTGCGAGGGGTGCGAGAAGCCCATCGCCGAGCATCACAAGACGCAGATGCTAGAGCGGGGCGAATGGCGCGCGACAGCTGTATCGGCGGATCCGCATTCGATCGGCTTCCACATCTCGGCGCTCTATTCGCCGCTGGGCTGGAAAAGCTGGCAGCAGATCGCGCGGGAATGGCTGTCGGCTCAAGGCTCGGAAGAAATGCTGCGGGCCGCCCGCAATACGCTTCTGGGCGAAACATGGGTCGAAAGCGGCGATGCGCCGGAATGGCAGCGGCTGGCCGAACGGCGCGAAGCCTTCGGGACGCAGATCCCGATGGGTGGTCTGTTCCTGACGGCTGGCGTCGATGTGCAAAAGGACCGGATCGAGGTCGACGTCTGGGCCTGGGGTCGGGACAGGACAAGCTGGCTGGTCGATCACATCGTCATTGCCGGTGGGCCAGACGATCCGGCCTGCTGGGACAAACTGACCGCCTTGCTTGGTCGGACTTGGGCCTGTGCCAATGGTGCTGTGATGGTGATCGGCAAGCTGGCCATCGACACCGGCTATGAAGCCCCGGCAGTTTACGCATGGGCACGGAAACAGGGCTTTGATCAGGTTTCGCCGGTCAAGGGTTTGGAAGGCTTCAACCGTGCCACGCCGGTGTCGGGCCCGACCTTCGTCGATGCCACCATTGGCGGCAAGCGTCTGCGCCGCGGCGCGCGCCTGTGGTCGGTGGCAACAGCGACGTTCAAAACCGAGACCTATCGCTTCCTGCGGCTGGAGCGGCCCTCGGATGAAGATCGGGCGCTGGGCGTGTTCGATGCGCCCGGCACCGTCCATCTGCCCGATTGGATCGACACCGAATGGCTGAAGCAGCTGGTGGCCGAACAGCTGGTCACCGTGCGCAACAAGCGCGGTTACAGCCACCCCGAATGGCAGAAAATGCGCGAGCGCAACGAGGCGCTGGACTGCCGGGTTTATGCCCGGGCGGCGGCGTGGATCCTAGGGGCGGATCGTTGGGATGAGGCAACCTGGCGGCGGCTGGAAGAACAGGCTGGGGTGGAAACCCGCCTGGCACCGCAACCCATTGCTCTTCCTGAACCAGCAGCACCCGCTCCGCCAAAGGCCGGAACACCAACGACGCCGCGGCGAAAACGCCGGGCTTATACACCAAACTTTATGAGGGATTGAGATGGACCTGGAACGGATGCGCGCCCTGCTGGCCGCACTACAGGAGGCGCGATACGCGGGCGTCCGCTCTGTCAGCTATGATGGCAAATCGATTAACTATGGCTCGGACGTGGAACTTGCTACTGCGATCAGCGATCTGGAAGGCCGGATTCTCACGGCGACCTCCGGTGCTCCACGCCGTCGTCGCTGGGGCACTGTCGCCACAAAGGGTCTGTGATCCATGGCGTTCGAAGCTTTCCGTCAGCGTATTGGCAGCATCATTGGCGGGTTTGATGCGGCGCAGGCCCATCGGCGGCTCCGTGGGTTCCGCGCCTCCCGCGCCCATGTGAACACGCTGATCGCGGCCTCCGGCGACACCATCACCGCCCGCGCCCGCTGGCTGGTCAGGAACAACGGCTATGCAGCCAATGCCGTGGAAAGCTTCGCCAGCAATGTCGTTGGTGATGGCATCAAACCCTCCTCAACCATCGCCGATGCGGTAAAGAAAGAAGAACTGCAGGCGCTGTGGCTGGCGTGGACCGATGATGCCGATGCCGAAGGCCTAACCGATTTCTACGGTTTGCAGCGTCGGGCCGCCCGTGAGGTGTTCCTATCGGGCGAGGTCTTCATTCGTATCCGTCCACGCCGTGCAGAGGATGGTCTGACCGTGCCACTGCAGTTGCAGATGCTGCCAGCGGAAATGCTGCCGCTCGACATAAACCGCACCCTTCCCGGCGCGGGGCTGATCCGCCAAGGGATCGAATTCGACGGCATCGGCCGCCGTGTCGCCTATCACTTCTTGCGCCGCCACCCGGGTGATCTGACCGATCCGGGCCTCACCAATGAGACAGTCCGTGTTCCAGCCGCAGACGTGATCCACGTTTTTGATCCGGTCGAAGCAGGCCAGTTACGCGGCGTGTCACGTTTTGCGGCTGCCATCGTCAAGCTGTTCACGCTGGATCTCTATGACGATGCCGAGTTGGAGCGCAAAAAGATCGCCGCGATGTTCGCAATGTTCATCACCTCGCCCGCCCCAGAAACCCCGCTGGACCCGACCGAGGAAGATCTGGAGGTTGAGCCTGGACAAGTCGTACGGCTTGATCCCGGCGAGGATGTCTCGACCCCGTCCACGCCAGATTCCGGTGGCACCTATGAGCTGTTCCAATATCGGACGCTTCTGCAGGTCGCGGCGGCGCTGGGCATCCCCTACGGCTATCTGACCGGCGACACTGCCAAGGGCAACTTCTCCAACACGCGGATTTCCCTGATCGAATTCCGCCGTCGTATCTCTGCCTGGCAGCATGGCGTGCTGGTGTTCCAGCTCTGCCGTGCCGTCTGGGCACGCTGGATGGATGTGGCTGTGCTGTCCGGTGCCATCGATCTGCCCGGTTATGATCAACAGCGCCGCAAATATCAGTCCTGCGCCTGGTTGCCGACCAAGTGGGACTGGATCGACCCGATGAAGGACGCCTCGGCCGAGATCTTGCAGATCGAGTCCGGGCTGAAATCCCGCACCCAGGCAATTTCCGAGCGTGGCTATGACGCCGAACAGGTCGACCGCGAGATTGCCGCCGAGCGCAAACGCGAATTGGCGCTGGGCCTCGACTTCCGCCGTCCAGGATCACCAGCGCAGGGGCCGGGCGATGCAAGTAGCAAAGACGGCAAGCCTGACGACAACGCAGACGACAATGCGCCAGATGACGCTGCAGACAAATCCGACCCGAAGGATGAACCGTGATGCATCATGCCCAGATCGCCCAGCGCGCCTTCAACATGCCCCTGATGGTGGACCCAGCCAAGGCACTGGCGTTCCTGTCCGGGCTGGGCCCACGGATCACCGGGCAGGAGATCACCTTCCAAGGGCTGGAGGCGGAGGCAGAAGACCAAGCCGCAGCCGCCCTCCCGGCCCGCGCTTCGCTGTTCGGCAACGATCTCGCCCAGCGTCATCAGCGCAACGGCAGCCAGCCCTTCGCACTGGTCGACGGCATTGCGGTCATCGAAATCGCGGGCACCCTTGTGCACCGTGGTGCATGGATCGGGCAATCCTCGGGGTTGACCTCCTATGAAGGGATTGCCGCCCAGCTCCAGGCGGCGCTGGCCGACCCTGGAGTGCGGGGCATTGCCCTCGACATCGACAGCTTCGGCGGCGAGGTGGCAGGGGCTTTTGATCTTGCGGATCGTATCCGCGCGGCGCGTCAGATGAAGCCCGTTTATGCTTTCATCGCCGAACATGCTCTGTCCGCTGGCTACGTTCTGGCATCTCAGGCCGACCGCATCATTCTGCCGCGCACCGGGGTGGTCGGCAGTATTGGGGTTGTCGCACTGCACACCGATATGAGCGGGGCGCTGGACCAAAAGGGCATCGCCGTCACGCTGATCCATGCGGGCGTGCACAAAATTGACGCCAACCCGTATCAGCCGCTGCCCGAAGCCGTGCACGATCAGATGCAGCGCGAGTTGGAGGTGGTGAGGTTCCTCTTCGCAGAAACCGTTGCCGCCGGTCGCGGGGATCGTCTCAGCCAAACGGCTGCACTCGCCACCGAAGCAGCCGTGTTCCGCGGCGCTGACGCCATCGCAGCGGGTCTTGCAGACGAGTTGGTCGATCCGGTCACAGCGTTCCATTCCTTCGCCGCCGCACCTCGCGGCATGTCTTCCCCAAACAGAAAGGGTCCGCAGATGACCACCACGCCCACAGAAACACCGAACCCGGCACCAGTTGCCGCAGTACCAATCGCAACCGAACCAACCATCGCTGCGGCCACGATCACTCCAGACGCCGCCGCGATGACCGTCGACGCCACTCGTGCCGAGGCTGCCGAAGTGGCGCAGGTTTGCGCGCAGGCCGCCCGGCTAGGTCTGTCCATCGACGCTGCCGACGCCGTCACGCGTGGTTTGAAACCTGAAGCCCTGCGCGCACGCGTGCTGGCCGACCTTGCCGCCCGCAGTGATGCTGCTGGCATTGTCGCGACCGCCCCGGCTGCAGCCGCCGCCAAAGACAGCCCGATCATCGCAGCCGCCAAAAAAGCTGCGACCGACGCCAAGCGCTGATCCCGCGTTACTTCCGCCATTCCCAAAACATGGAGACTGACCAATGCCCGTCCTGACGGAACAGCCCAGCATGGGCGATGTCCTCAAATATGAGGTCAACCCGAACTACACCCGCGAAGTCATCACCCTGTTGATCGGCATGCCCTATCCGGTCGGCTCGGTCCTCGGGCGCATCACAGCCAGCGGCAAATACAAGCTGGCCACCAGCGGTGGCGCAGACGGTGCGCAAACCGCCACCGCGGTCCTCCTTTATGCCGTCGATGCAACCTTGGCAGATGCCATTGGTATCGTGGTCGCACGCGGTCCATCAATCGTGTCGCGCGCAGGCCTCGCCTATGACGTCACCGTTGATGACGGCGCGAAGATCACCACCAAGCTCGGCCAACTCGCCGCCATCGGCATAGTCGCCCGCGATGGCGTCTGACACCGTTTTCCCTCTTTCCCCCGGAGCCCCCCATGACCCTTGTCCGCAATCCCTTTGACGCTGGCGGCTATTCGCTGGCCGAGATGACGCAAGCCATCAACATCCTGCCCAACCTCTACACCCGCCTTGGCCAGATCGGCCTGTTCCGCTTTGAGGGCGTCAGCCAGCGCTCGGTCATCATCGAGCAATATGAGGGCGTACTGAACCTGCTGCCCTCGGTGCCCCTCGGCGGCCCCGCCACCGTCGGCACCCGCGAGGGGCGGTCGATGCGGTCTTTCGCCCTGCCGTGGATCCCACATGATGACGTCATCCTGCCCGGCGATATTCAGGGGCAACCCGCACTGGGTGTGTTTGATGGTGCCGACCCGCTGGTCGAAGTGATGAACCGCAAACTGCAATTGATGCGCCGCAAGCATGCCCAAACCCGTGAATACATGGAGATGAACGCGCTGCGCGGTATCGTCAAAGATGGTTCTGGCACAACGCTTTACAACTACTTCACTGAATTCGGACTGGCGCAAATCTCGGTCGACTTCGTTCTTGGCACCGCTGGCACCAATGTGCAGGGCAAGGTGCGCGAGGTCTTGCGGTCGATGGAAGACAATCTGCTGGGCGAAAGCATGTCAGACGTGCATGCGCTGGTCAGCCGCGAGTTCTTCGACAAGCTGATCGCGCACCCGAAGACGGAAGAGGCCTACAAGTTCTACGCTGCCACTGGCGCGCAGCCTTTGCGCCAGGATGTGCGGCGCAACTTTCCCTTCGCGGGCATCGTGTTCGAGGAATACTCAGGCACCGTCACCCTTTCCACCAAGGCCACCGAACGCTTAGTTCCGGCCAGCGAGGGCATCGCCTTTCCGCTTGGCACCATGGACACCTTCACTACCTATGGTGGCCCAGCCAACTTGCTGGAGGCGGCGAACACCATGGGCCTGCCGCTCTATGCGCGCCAACATCTCGACGAAAAAGGGCGCTGGATCGATCTGATGACCGAAGCCTCGATCCTGCCGGTGAACAAGCGGCCGCGCATCGCGATCCGCATCCACACCTCGAACTGACGGGTCCAGCATGGATGTCTTTGCCACCGCCATGGATCGTATCTACACCAACCCGTCTATGGCGGTGGCCGCTCTGTGGATTTCTGCAACCACATCAGAGGAAATGCCAATCCGTGTCTTACGCCGCGCCCCGGACCGCATCACCGAATTCGGCGCTGGGCGCTTTGTCAGCGATACCATGATGGTGGACGTGCGCGTTTCTGACCTGCCCGAACCCCGCCCCGGCGACTTGATCGTGATCGGGGCGGACAGCTTCACCATTCAGGGCGAACCTGCCCGCGACCGCGAGCGACTGGTCTGGACGCTGGATCTGAGGCCCGCATGAAGCTGACGCCCGATATCGATCCTGATGTCGTTGCGCCGAGGTGCCAGCGTGATCAGCTAGTTGAACCGCTTCATAGCACTCTGGAACGACTCCGAGAGGCTGTCCCATGCCTGCTCGAAGCCTTTGCGCATATCATCCCAGGCGGCGTCCGATGCCTGCAGCGCCTCCTTCATCTTCGCCTCGGCCTCGTCGCGCTGCTTGCGCATTTCCGCAAGCTGCTTCTCGTATTTGATCTTCGCATCGGCCTCCGCTTCCTTGGCGTTTGCCTGCATCTTGTCGATCTCTGCGTTCCACTTGTCGATATTCGCCTTGGCCTTCTCAACATACGCGTCACGGTCCATCATCGTTGTCCTCCCAGGTTCTGAATTTGAAATGAATGCGCAGTATAACCGGAAAATGAGGTCTTTGGAAATTTGAGGCTAAAACTCGACATTGATCCCGACATCGTGGCCATGATGGCCGCCGAAGTCGCGGCAGGCGAACGCGCGGTGTCAGCCGCCATGCGCCAGGCGGGCACTTCCCTGAAGTCTGCCTGGCGCGCTCAGATCACTGGCGCTGGTCTCGGCACGAGGCTGGGCAACTCCATCCGCCTCGCCAGCTTCCCCAAATCCGGCGACAGCCTGAACGCGGCGGCCCTGGTCTGGTCGAACGCCCCGGTCATCATCGGCGCGCATGACACCGGCCCACTGATCCGGTCAAAGGATGGATTTTGGCTGGCGATCCCTACCTCGGCAGCAGGTAAAAGCACCAAGGGTGGACGGATCACCCCCGGCGAATGGGAGCGCCGGACTGGGTTGCGCCTGCGGTTCATCTATCGCCGCCGAGGGCCAAGCCTGCTGGTGGCGGAGGGGCGGTTAAATACCAAGGGCCGGGCTGTCGCGTCCAAGTCCAAGACCGGACGCGGCGTGGCAACCGTACCGATTTTCCTGCTGGTGCCGCAGGTCAAGTTGCGTAAGCGGTTAGACCTGGCGCGGGATGCCGAGCGGGCGGTGGACGGCGTGCCGGGGTTGATCGTGGCGCATTGGGAAGGCGGATTATTGGGCTGATGTCTGCAATGCCGGGACAAAACCGACGTTGAGCACTATATGCGCGACGGCTGCTTCCGGTCCATTGCGAACCTTCCTGGGCGGCGCACCGAACGGCGGTCCCGAGCCTAAAGTGCATAACGGTAAAAGGTGAACGAATGGCTATTTTGTTGGTCTAGAGGCCGAATTTTGAGAATGAACAGGGTGTCATGGACGCAAGGCTCGGCTCCCACCTCTCAATAACGCCCGTATTCGATAAATGCACCTAGGGAGCAGAATTAACACCTTGGGAACACTGGGATAATTTTTTCGACTTCATCCGAAAATTGTTTAAATTGCAATGTAAGATGCTCTACTGTAGCGTTTCGAAGATAGGTGTGAAATGAATCTTAACTGACGGTAGGTGTCGCGTCCCGCATGATTGCGCGGTGATTTGACGAACAGATGCGGGTGTGACTTGTGCCAGTCCTTCATCGCTTGCATCGGGGTTCGGCTCCTCAGGGCTGACTGTGGTAGCGTGGTGTTGTA